GTAAGGTGGTACCTACTTGGGGTGACGTGCTTAACAGAGCAAACCTAGGTATGGAAGTTATGCATGAAAGAAATGCACACAACTTCCCACTTGACTTAGCTGCTGCTGAGACATCAGAAGTTGCACTTGTTGCACCTTCAGTTGGTTGACATATTAAATCAATCAATGTATAATGAGGGGGTAAAACCCCTCATTTTTTATGCACATTTTTTTAGGCATAGTTGGTATTATAATTATAGTATCAATCATATGTTACTCAATATTGAATCGTTATGATCCACATTGAACCTATCTTTCCAACCTACCTTTATTTTGAGGAGGGAATAGATAATTTTAATTTGGTACAACAAGAGATCAGTGGAGTCGTTGACTCTACTGATTTTAAATTTTTAGATTGGTCTACTCATTGGATTTCTAATAGTTTTGAGGAAAATATTATACATGAGTTGCCCCTTCTAAAGGAGGAGGTTAGTAAGCATTTGAATAACTACTGTCAGCATATGGGATTTGATAATGCTGAAGTAGAGTATGAGTCATCATGGATTGCTAGGTTTGAGAAGAATAACTATGCACACATCCATTCACATAGATACTCAGATATATCTGGAGCATATTATTTTAAGACACCTCAAGGAGGTGGAGATATATTCTTTCATACACCCAATGGATATCAAGAAGCAAGTAGATGGTGGATGCATGAGAGAGAAACTGTACAACCAAGAGAAGGTATGTTGATACTATTTCCTGGTTGGTTAAGACATGGTGTTGTAACTAATACATCTGATGAAAGTAGGATGAGTATTTCATTTAACGTCAGACTTAACAAACTAAATAAGATGTAAGGTGTGCTCACTAGATGGCAGCAGAGGATATTAGATTAATTGTTGAGAGATGCTACAGCATCCCACCAGGTCTTACGTCTAACCCATTAGACCAATTAAATCCTAGTGTTCAAGCACCATCTGCTAGTGCTGGTCCTGTGGCAGCAGAGGTTGATCCAAGTGCAGTTATAAGAGACTTGGTAGGTAGGTGTTATTCATTACCAGTACCTAACGACCCCAACCCACTGGATCAGATCAATATACCTGCTGCTCCAGTAGTACCTCAAGTTGATCCACCACCTAGTCCAGGACAAGTAATAAGACAGTTAGTAGAGAGATGTTATCCACCTCTACCACCAATACCAGGACCCCCTCCAGATCTACCTGGTTTACCACCCCCTACAAGAATAGACGAGCCGCCTTGGTTACCTTGGTTGATAACGTGGACTGGTGCACCATGTAGTGAGTTCTTTTGCTTCCCTATCACAATTGATCCACCTACACCACCTTATAAACCACCAATTACAAAGCATGGTCCAGGTCCAGATGATTGTGATTTGGTTGCAAAATACTTACAAAATAATAAACTTAGAGACCTTCCAGATTATGAAGAGGTAAGGGATGGTAAGTTATTAAAATCTCCAGGTTGGTGGGAGCATATAGAAACTGGTGAGAAATATTACTGTGACCTCAGTACTAATATTGATCTAGAATGGAATGAATGTGTACGGAACGCAATGGAATGTATGTTCCGTCCTTACTTTGGTGGAAGATGGCAACCACCAAGGGCAGATTGTAGTGCTTATTGGCCTAAGGGATGGAGTGGTAACCTAACTGAGATATGTGTACAGAATTGTTATCCAGATCGTTTACCAATCTATGAGTCATTCCTAAGCTCAGGTACCCTGAACGTTACTTTTAATTCTGTCGGTGATCTAGTTGCTACTGGTAGTGGTACTGCCACAGTGGTACTAAAACTACAATGGAATGATAGAGTAAACACATACGGTACCGCAGTCAGTACGATCTCCTTGGGTGGAAAGACATGGACACAGAGTGGTAGGTCAGGTGAAGAGATTCATACGCTTAACCTTACCTCTGCTGGTACTACACAGATATCTTTTACAGGATTGAATGCTGCTAACAATCCTCTTGTTATCCTTGACAACAACACTAGGTTATGTCTGAAGGATGGTGGTGGTAGTGATTGTAATGCTAACTTTAGTATAGTGTCAGTCAACTTAGGTGCTGACCATGCTTACGATCCTCAAGGTGCTAAGGCAGGTTATACTTTAACTAATTCTAAACCAGGATTCTATATTCTTAAGGAGCCTATTCAAGGTGTAACGGTACCACTATTCAGATTCTATTCAACACAAGAGACGGATACATTCCTTACTACTAACCCAGGTCAACCTGATAGTCCTGGTGCAGGTGAGAGAGTAACGATGGATAACAGTGGACAATCAGGTGGTGAAGTATTGGGACATGTATTTCCTACTGCACTTGCTATGAATAGTTACCTTGCTCCAGGTGAGCAAGCAGAGGCACTCCATAGATTCTGGAGTCCTAATCCATTTGATCACAAGTATAGTATTGATGGTGATTATGCAGGTGGTATGCCAACTAAGGTACCAGATCATTTCTGTTATCGTATACCATTAGATGCAAAGGCAGACCTTAACATTCAGATGGATGTTGAGAAAGGAGGAGCAGGATATGATAACGCACTTGGATTCTACCTAGCAGATGAGACTGGACCAAAGATTGGAAGGATAGTTGTTACTTCTGCTAGTAGTGGTAGTGAAATGTATAATGCTTACGTACCAGCAGCAAAGTTGCAGCAGTATGCAGGTGGCACGATGGGATTTTTCTTGATCCCTAATGGTGGTGGCCAGAATTCATTGACTGTTAACCAAGAGGTAACATTCAGTCCACTTAGCTCTCCTTACGCAGGAGGTTTCAGTGCAGTAGGTATCACTACAGCACAGAATAACTACTGTCTCTTCTCTGACAATAGACATAACCCTAACGATAAAGATCAGACTAAGTGGCACGGTAAAGATATCCAATTCTGGGAAGACCTTATCGCTGGTGACGATGACTATGATGACCTAAGACTATGGCACAAACTTGCTTATACCTATGGTGGGTATACTTACGAGGGTATTCAGTGCTATGTGTATGCTGTTGCTGCACCTGAGAAGGTGATGAAGACGGTCAACCCTAATGTAGAATGCGACACGAGAATATTAAAGGCCAGCTTTAAAGATGTAATGCTAAGACGTATGGATTGTGGTGAGAAACTACCTACGTTCCTTGGTAATGATATTGATTGGGAATGCTCTACATGTCAAGGTGCTTACTCTGTTGAGTTGAATAGGAGTCAGACTATACAGGCAGCAGTTGGTGGTACCTTTAGGATAGTGTCTATGGGTGGTATCACTGGTGGTATCATGGGAGCATGTATAAAGTTTACCATTGCAGTTAAAAAGAATGGTGTGACATTAGAAACTAAGCAATGGGAAGCAACCTATTGGCCTAAGATAGGTGGTGATCTATTCAGTGGTAACATTAGTCTGACACCAACTGATACTCTTACCTTCGAGGTTGTAAGTATTGATAGTGGTCCTGTTACAGGTGACATTGCATTAGAAGTTGCTCTGTTTGATATGACAGAGAGTATGTTTGATGGTGTCTTTAAACTTATGTTAGGCACACAATCACATGATGATGTTGCTGCACAGACAACAGGTAACCCAACAATGAACCCTGAGGTTGTTGAGGGTGGAGAGGTAGAAGGATTTGCATTATCATTCCGTCCTACTAACAGAGGAGACTTTGAGTGGGAGCCTGGATGTGTTTACAATGATAGTATGGCAGCACCTCTCACTTGGAATGCTGGTACAGCATACACTAAGGGTCAGAGAGTATATTATATTGACAACGTAACTGATCCACAGAACCCAGTTACTTACGGTCCTTTCCAAGCTGCTAATCCTATTGCTGCTAATCTTACACCACCAACCCATAACATTGGTACCAATGCACAGGGGTGGCATTTTATCGTCGGGATAGATTCAACATGGCCAGAAGATAACGTCCCTGATCCTGGATTCCCTTACACATATGTTTGGAAGGATAACTTACCAATCAGAATGCATGGATCGTTGCAACAGAATCCAAATATTCCTGGTACCAATAGAGAAAGTAATAATCCATTGCTTCCTTATATTACTGGAGGATATATTGATACAGGATATCTTTATGAGAAGAGTGAATACTTCTCTGCTACTATACTAGCATCATATAATTATAGGAATCTTACTGGAGTATACAACCACCTGGTAGAGGACTTCCTCTACACTAGACTTGAAACTCTGAGTGGTACCTCAATCACAGATCAGCAGATGGCAGTACTCAATGAGTCAGTACCAACCACGTTTGCACGTGGAAGTAAACCGTGGTATATGTTAGGGTCTAGTGTTGATAACGTATGGTATGTAAACCCAGCAACATTAGCATGGAGAATTACTGAAGGTAGTACAGAGATTGCTACTTCTATAGGAAACAAGGGTGAGTGGGTAGCAACTGGTGCATCTAACAACCCTGCTAATGGTTGGACACAATTCATGAAGTCGTATGGTATCTACAAGATAGTACCAGCAGATAACCAAGTAGATCCTTACATTGATACTTGGCAGACACATACTGCGGACGTTAACTTCCCTAACTCAACCACATATAATTTACAGATTCAGTCTGACAACTGGGGTTGGATTAAGATAACTAATTCTTCTAACCAAGTCCTCATAGACAGGGAGATATCCTATGTCAATGGAGCAGGTATTGAAACTATCCCCTTGACATTAAGCTCAGGTACCTATACTATAGAGACACGTGTTAAGAATGCTGACGTAGGTAGCTACCAAGGTGTTGTTGATGCTGTCTGGGATGGTAGTAAAGCAACTACACCTAGAGACACATACTTCTCACCTACTACCTTTATCCATGACTATACTTTGGATAACTACCATGGTACAGGTGGATCAAGCTATGCTAATGCTGCTAAGATACGTGTAGGTATCACATTCTACCCAGTTATCTACGATGACAACACATCAAGTAAGCAGGTACATTATTGGCAAGCAATGGTACATGTGATCGATGTCATAGATAAAGGTAAGGGATATACAAAAGCATCTGAATTTGTATTGACATGGCCTCCTATGAGAGACAGAGCAGTAGAAGATCCTACCCAGACACCTTACTATCCAGACCAAGAGACTGGATTTGAGATCCCATCAGGTAAACAACTAGCATGGTGGGAGAATGAAGACCTAGTTAGAAGGAGTCTTAAGGAAGCCTTCTATCAAGAGTCACACAATAAAGACTCAGTGGTATGGTATAGTGCTACTGATAAACAAAAGTTCAGAGTTAGATTTAAAATAACTCTTGAAGATGTAACTGATCAACCTTAAAATTATGACAGCAGGATTTAGTGGAAGAGAAGCTAACGCAGAGCGATCTCTAGAGAAGTCTTCACGAGAGTTAAGGACTCTCAAGAAGGTCATTGAAAAGTATAAGGATGATCCGAAGGGCAAGAAGAAGATGCTCAAGAAGATGCAGAAGTATTGGAGGAGTCCTCTTGCCGAAGTGAAGTCCCTCGACTATAAACCGAAGGGTGCTTCATGGACACCACCAAAAGATCTGGAGGCAAATCTGGAGGCAATGGCCGAATATGTAGACCCACGTGAAGAGTGTGTTGAAACCGACATAAATAACAATGCCTTAACAGTAGAGCAGGAAGAAGAACTTCGTGCTAAACTATCTAAAACAGACGAAGAAAATGATTAACCTAGACGAGAGGTTCCATGACTATCTTGGTGGTCGTAAGACATTTAAAATAGATGGTGTTAATGAACCACTCAAAGGGTATGGTTACAACTGTGATGGTAATGACATCGTAGGATACTATGTTACTACCACTAACTATAAATTATTCTATAATTTGAATGAGCAATTCATTAAAATGGTACCGTTGAATGACTTGGAAAACTCGACCACTGTTTCCACACCCACTATCGACATCTAAAATTAATGAGGATGTCTGTGACATCCTTGTGAATATGCTGCCAGCATATGAGTTTGGAGAAGATGAGGATGAACTGAGTGGTGTCACAGTTAATAAGCATGTATTACATAATAAACCAGCAGTAATGGATTACCTTACTCGTAGGGTAAGACAGTGTGTTTGTGAGTTAGGGTACCACTGTGACGTACAGATCACTACCTCTTGGTTTACTGCTACATTTCCAGGTGGGTCAGCAGATGAGCATGCTCATTGCAATTCTTGGTTTAGTGGTGTAGTATATTTTGATGAGTATGATGAGGACTCCTCTCCTATTCAGTTTGTAAACCCTCCTAGTGGTGTCTATGTTACCCCTTCAGTGGATAACGAATACAATGCTACTGATGAGGTTATAGTGCCAGAGAGAGGCACTATACTATTGTTCCCTAGTAGTGTAAGACACAGAGTGTTAAAGAATTACTCTCATTATGAGAGATACTCACTAGCATTCAATGTTTTACCTAAGGGACACGTGGATGTTGGTGACTCCTCTTACACGTACCAGTAATGGAACTGTCACAAGGGGGCTTGACGGATATCCGTAAGTCCTGATATTATAAATACTTCTTAACAAAGGACTCGAAACAATCGTAACCCTGTGTTGGAAAAACAGAACCCCATGTCGGGGGTTTCTATCATCCGCAGGGTCTTTTTGTATCCTTGCGAGACACTTAAACAAAAACATGTCAATCAAATCAACAATCGCTGCTGTTGCAGCATCTCCATTCCTACTAGCTGGTGCAGCTTTTGCTGGTCCATATGTGAATGTCGAGTCTAACCTTTCCTATCCTGATGGAGAGTATTCTTCTGCCTCTACAGACATTCATGTAGGTTACGAAGGAACTAACGGTGGCAAGCTTGCATACTACGTACAAGGTGGTCCAGCTGTAAATCACAGTGAGTCAACTGATGATACAGATCTAGACTTCTCTGGTAAGGTTGGTGCATCTTATGCTATCGCTGATGCTACTTCAATTTACGGTGAGTTAGCTGGTGCTACTGACGAGGACAGCAACGGTGACTCTCTAGTTAACTGGGGTGCTAAAGCAGGTGTTAAGTTCACTTTCTAAAAGCGAAGGTTAATATCTAACTATATAAAGGGTCTCCACATGAGACCCTTTTTTCTTTCCACTAATACTATTATGGCCGAGATACCAACTATTCAACCAGGAAACACCGCCATCTACACACGTGAGGGGTGTGGATTCTGCACAAAGATTAAGGAAGTTTACAAAAGCAAGGGATGGGGCTTTGCAGAATACAAATTGAATGTTAACTTTACTAGGGAGCAGTTCAAGCAGGAGTTTGGACACACCGCCACCTTTCCACAAGTTATCATTAACGGACAAAAGAAGGGTGGTTGCACCGAAACTATTAAATACCTTCGAGAAAACAAGTACGTATGATGAGTGACGCTAACCCTGAGGAACTCTATACTATTATTGACAGAGCAATCGACGAGGCGATGTTCAATGGTAGGTTCCTACTTAATATGAAATCGTATCTACAAGGAAACAAATGGACACGTAAACAAACTGGTGAATTAATAGAGTCTTCTTCAATGGGAGAGCTAAAGCAAGTATCTGATGAGTTGAGTCAGTATATTGCTAGGGATAAGTATATGACTGAAGCATATAATTCTTTACCCAAACCACAAGCGAGAAAGATTAGGAAGTATTTCCAATCACTAATTGATGATGCAAATGAATATTATGATACACGTAGACCAGGACGACCAAGAAAGTCTACTAAATAAAAAAAATAGTAAGGGAGAATTCTTATGTCCGACATGTCATTCATGTACATCGCATTCTTCCTTACAATAGGTAGTTTTTTATTAGGTTTTGTGGTATCATGGAACCTAAAGGACATCTTTGATGAGTGGAGAGAGCGAGCAGACTACGCACAAGTTGTTATGCATCCTGAGATGATGACAGCAGATGGTAGACAAGTTGACCCAACCGAGTTAATATACTTGCGTATCCAAGACGAAGATGATACACTAGACGATGACGATGATTAAGCTATGAGACTAATGATTTCTGAGGTGCTTCAGAAGGCTCACAATGCCAAGACGAAAGCACAGAAGGTTAAGATCCTTCAGGATAATAATACTCCTGGTCTAAGGTCTATCTTCATTATGAATTTTGACGAGAGTCTTACCCCTCGTGTCCCACTAGGTGAGGACGTACCTTATCGTAAGAATGAGGCACCAAAAGGCACGGAGCATACCTTACTGGAGAAAGAATCAAAGAAACTCTATCGATTCTTTAAGGGTGGGGATGATACCTTGAAACCTATGAAGGTAGAGAGTATGTTTATTCAACTACTAGAAGGTTTACATGAGAGTGAAGCAGAGGTAGTTGTTAAAGCAATTAACAAGACACTGCATAAAAGATATCGTATCACTAAGGCAGCAGTCCAAGAAGCATTCCCTCAAATTGAGTGGGGTGGTAGAGGTAGATGAAGTTAACCGAAGATCAGATCGTTACCATTAACGAAGCTGGTATGGGGTGTTCTATTATCAAGACTGGTTGCACACCTGATGCAGCAGAGGATAAGACCTTGCCAACCAATGCATATCTGTTAGAGTTGAAGAAGGATGGTGAGACATGGTTTGACCTAGTGATGGGTGAATCTGTTGGTATCTTCGACACATACTATGATATGTTTGGTGATGTGATGCAGAAGATGTCATACACTAAGGGCACACGACAACCATCTACCTTTAACAATCCCTTATCTCCACTTAAACCAAGACCTAAGAAAAAGAAATGACAGATAGTATGCACAAAGCGACACTGCTCAAACTATTAAAGGAGAGAGCATATAAGCATGGGGAATTCACTTTATCATCTGGTAAACAGTCAGAGCATTATGTTAATTGTAAACCTGTGACTCTATCATGTGAGGGTAATGCACTTCTATCATCTCTGATGCATAAGAAGTTAGATCCTAAGTCAGCAGCAGTTGGTGGTCTCACCTTGGGTGGTGATCCATTAGTCTGTGGTGTTGCACAGAGAGCATATTATAAGGGTGGTCACATCGATGCCCTGATTGTTAGGAAGAATCCTAAAGGATATGGTACAAAGGAAGTTATCGAAGGTCATAAACCACCTAAAGGATCAGTTGTAACTGTCCTAGAAGATGTAACTACTACTGGTGGTAGTGCTATGAAGGCAGTTAATGTCTTACGTGGTGCAGGTTACACTGTTAATCGTGTGGTATGTATTGTTGATCGTATGGAAGACCATGAGATCTGGGATCATAATAAGATAGAATTTATATCACTGTTTAAACTAGATGATATTACTGGATAACTTTTACGATGGGTTTGATGAGTTGCAGTCCTTCATGTTAGGACCAGATTTTATTTGGCACTTTAATGATGGGATTAATACTATACCTGATGAAAGATATCAATTCATTCACATATTCTATAAAGAGTTTGAAAGAAACTATTTTGACTGGGTTGCACCTCTCTGCATGCAGATAGGATACAAGAGTCTAGCAAAGGATGGAGTGGGAGTGAAAGCAAATCTAAATGTAAGGACAAGAGAGCCTGAGTTGTATGGATATCATACTGATGTCCCTGATAAGACGACGGCTATTTTTTATGTCAACACTAACAATGGCTATACAAAATTCGAGACTGGTGATATAGTAGAGAGCGTAGCCAATCGAGTAGTGATATTCGACTCAAACATAAAACATACTGGTGTTAGTTGCACCGATGAGAAGAGGAGAGTCGTGATAAACTTTAACGGAGATCTAAGATGACAGTATACTTTGATCCTCGCAAGGCAAAGAAACCTGTAGAGGAGATGACTGAGGATGAAAAGAATTATGAGATGGGAAAGCAGGCGATGCAGGCAATAGCAAACTTGACAGTAGCACCTCTTGTGCTTATGCTAGTATGGAATGCATGTATACCAGGTATATTTGCACTCCCAACCCTCAGTTATTGGACTGCCCTAGGGTTATATGTAGTATCAAGGATATTATTTACCAAGAATGACTAAAGTATGTCTCGTCACGGTAACACCTGACGCTGAAAAAACTATAGGATACATCGCAAGAGTATCTAACCCTAACAATCAGGACAACCCAAAGGTTGAGGGTTTATTAAAGTATTGTATCAAGCATGGACACTGGTCTATCTTTGAGCAAGCACACATGACATTGCAGATTGAAACTACTCGTGGTATTGCAGCACAGATACTAAGGCATCGTAGCTTCACATTCCAAGAGTTTAGTCAGAGATATGCAGACACTAATCTTCTTGACCCACCAGTTATACCTGAGTTAAGGAGACAAGACAGTAAAAATAGACAGAATAGTATAGATGACATCCCAG